GGATAGCTCAGAAATGTACGAATACGTCTTCTCCACCTTCACGCTCGATGAATCCAAAACCTTTGTCTGCATTAAACCATTTTACTTTACCTTGTTCCATAATTGTTGCCTCCTAGTGTGGATACCCACACATATGTTACTACCCTTGCTCAAATACCTTAGACGAAAAACAAAATTTATTCTTAATCTCAAGCCAAACAAAAATAGGTCTTTCTTAAATTAACACACTTTCTAAAAAATAGCAAATTTCAAAAATAAGTCCTTATGGTAATTAGCTACTAATAGTTGTTGCTGGAGAAAAAGTCACTATGATAGTCATCACAGCAAGAAATTGCCAAAGGATCTCAACAATATCATTGGTTTGATTTTTTTCAAACATTCAACAACTGATAAAATTCGCTATTTTCGAGTTGAATTTTACTTTTGATAACGATAATTATGTAAATAAGCTGTCCATATGGGCAGCTTATTTTATTTTTCCGCATAGCGTAGGTTATTTTGCAAAATGCTGGTGGTATCCCTATACAGTTACTCATAATTTTCGTACTATGTAACTCAAAAGAGAAAATTAAATGAAATCAATGATACCAAGGGATTCAGCGAAGGGGTCAGTTACACACAATATAAGATATGGATAACTAATTTATAATATGTAATAATAAAATATAGTTTAATAATTTAGGGGGAATTATATGTATACGGAACTTCAGGGGTTTATAGTACCGGAAAGAAAAACTAAAATTTGGAGATATATGGATTTTACGAAATTTATGAGTTTGTTGGATGCAAATGAACTTTTCTTTACGAGATCTGATAAGTTTAATGATTTGTTTGAAGGTACATATCCAATATCTAATACAAAGTTAAGAAGTGAAAAGTTGGGTATTGGAGATCAAGCAGAATTAGACCGTATACAACGTACAATAGAAACTTTTAATAAATTCACTCGAGAATTTATGGTAATTAGTTGTTGGCATGTGAATAATTTTGAATCCGCTGCAATGTGGGATTTATATTTAAAAAGCCATGAAGGAATCGCTATTCAATCTAATGTAGGAAGATTAATAGACTCATTCGAGCAAGCCGAAGAAGCAATATATGTTAGTAAAGTGAACTATATAGATTTTAAAACAGAATGGATGCCAGAAGACAACGCTGTACTTCCTTACATACATAAAAGAAAATCTTTCGAACATGAGTGTGAGTTAAGAGCTATACATCAATTACCACTCCCAATTATTGAGGGGCGTATGGATTACAATGGGAAATCTCCAGTGGAATTCGGGAAGCCTATAAAGTGTGATGTAAAAACATTAATAGAGAATATATACATTGCACCAAGTGCACCAAAATGGTTTGAAGAATTAGTTGAATCAATGTGTAGAAAATTTGATTTGAATGTATCGATTATTAAATCTGAACTAAGTGAATTGCCATATTAAATATTTTTGGCAGAGTGGAGACCGTTTTTTGGCAGTATATGTGCCGGTTGTTTTGGAATTATAGTGTTATATTTGTATTGTGAGTAATTGCGGAAAATGTTACTTACAAAGAGTAATTTATAAAATTCTAAACGGCTTTACAATTGCGGCACATAAAATCCGAAACCAGCAAATGGTACTGATTGAATGATACCGTTAAGGAGGAGAGTTTTGCTCTTCTTCCAGTTCCTTAATAATGTTTGGTATACAGGAGCATAAAGCAACATTAGGTGACTGGAAGAAGGTTAAAACTTCATTTACCGTAATTGAAGAATAGAATAGTAAGTTATGAAAAAGCATCCATTTGGATGCTTTTTGTTTTGCTATCTTTAGCAAATATAAGGTGGTGCCAGTTAATTATTGAGTGTTTATTATCAATTTAATGAGGTTTAGAGTAAGTTCTACTTTGAACGAAAAGAATCATACACCTATTATAATTCGCATATATTTTGAATAATTAAATGTTTAGGGAGGAATTTTCATTTTGTTCTAAAATATGACAAATTTCGACATCAAGAAATGATAAAATATATTAATGAATACATTTCTTGGGGGAAAGTAAATTGTCGACAATATATTTTGCTAAATTTAATATCAACGAAAAAATTTATGAAGTCTATGATGGAAAAGTGAATTTGGATGAGCTATTAACTAAGGTATTCTTAGGGATGCAAACAGATGTTGAATTGGGAGAAATTAGACGAAAAAAAAATGTGAATTTTAAATTCATTACATTAAATAAAGATCCTGATAAATTAACAGTAAATGGAAGGCTAGTCGCTTATGCACCAGGTGTTCATGTATCATATGATGAAGAGAAAGACGATGTTGTTGAGACACAAGATAATAAAAAAGCAACCTATGTTACTTTCTATTTTGATGTGAGAAGAGAAACTATTGGATTTGTTCCCAAAAATGATTTTGGTAGAAAAATGTTTATTGAACGTTTTAAAAAGTTAATTGAAGAATTAGTTCCTGATGTGGGTGAAGTTGAAATCGTCCCAGAAAAAGATAGACAGATATTAGATGAAAAATTAAAATTGATAAATCATGTAGATGAAATATCAATAAATTTAATTCCACCAAATAACGATAAGAAATTATTTGAATCATTATTTGGAATGAATTCAGACGACTTAACCGATACTGGAGGTAGTAAATATACCTTTAACATCAAGGGGACAACGAAGAAAGGGTTGAATTTAGGTTCTACATTTATAAAAAATTTAGTTAATGGTGTAATTGTAGGCTATGGGAATTTGGTCGCGCGTGGGAAAAATACATCAGGGGAGCCGGTAAATGTAAATAGTGAAGATGAAGCGCTATACACTAAAGGAATTGCAGATATAAATAAAGATAGTATACCTGAAATTTCGGAAAAATCTAGGAGTGGTATTGTCAATTTAGCTGTCATGAAGGCAACTGCTAAAGATGATTTAATTCAAAGGCAACAGGAGTTAAAGCTTGAGCTGTTGAGGGAGATAGAAAATGAGCGAACAAAAGCTGAATGAAGACGAAAAAATAGTGGGTCAAAAAGACATTGAGTATTATTATAGAAAAAACAGGTTTTTAAATTTATTAAAAGATACAAATAAGCATAAAGATTTGTGGAAAAGCAAAGAAGCTTTTTTTAGTTGTGTTTTAGCTTTCGTAATCACTTTAGTATTAATGCTTATTCTTTTTGAAATATCATCATTAAATTATAATACTGTGCTTACTGAAAAAGGTGTTTCAAACTTTCTTGAATCGATAAGACCAATTATTTTAACTGTATTAGGTGGCTTTTTTAGTCTTTTAGGTTTTACAATTTCAGGTCTTGCCTTATTAACGGGTACAATTGGAGCAAAAGTAATTACAAAAATAAGGGAAGAAAAAAAGATAGAGCATTTAATGAGTGTTATTTTCAATTTTTATTTTTGCGGAGTGATAATTGGTACAACTACAATCCTCTCTCTTTTAACGTATCTTGTTACTTTTGTACAAATGCCTTTAAATATGACATTATTTTATATATGGGCTTTTTTATACTCTTACTTAATAGTTTTTTCAATTATCTATTCAGTAATGTTATTAGGTACATGTATCAGATTGTTTTTATTACAGTATTTTTATACGAATCAATCAAAGGATTAGACAAATTTATGCAGATTATAGTAATAAATTTAAAATTAGAAACAAAATTCTATTAATGCTGAAAAAAGATTGAATTACCTGAAGCAAACTAAATGAAAATATGCCAAGCGAAAGCATTCCTTATGGAGTGCTTTTTACTTTGAAGAAAGATAAGGAGTGAGGATAGATGTGTAATCATAAGTATCAAGTGTTAGATAGTGAGACTACTTCTTTTTATTCTGATGCTAAACATTATGGCTTGGATATCTCTGCTACTTTTTATTGTGAAAAGTGTCTTGATATCCAACATCGTGAGAAGAGAATTGATACAGGTGTGATTGAGGTAACGGATAGTGAATGAATACAAAACAAAACAACAGAAGCGTAAGTTCTATGACAGTGGTGCGTGGAAGAGTATAAGAGAACAAGTAAAGAAGCGTGACAACTATGAGTGCCAGGAATGTAAACGTAATGGTCGTGTTCAAACTGATACCAATGAGTACAGTGGGAGAGCAAAGCGTAAGAAGATACAGCTCGTAGTTCATCATATAAAAGAACTGGAACATCATCCAGAACTTGCATTAGAAATAGACAATCTCGAAACAGTCTGTGTGGATTGTCATAATAAAGAACACGGTAGAACATTTAAAAAGAAAATCAACCAATGGGAACATGATGAAAAGTGGTGAAAATGACTTGGAATCAGTCCCCCCCTTAAAAAAATTCATCAAAAAGTGCTCTAAGGGGCACCGGAGGAGGGGGTCGATTTTCTAAATTTATAAGCAAATTCGCGCGTTATATCAAATTGGAAAACGATGTAAATCAGAAGGGAGGGATATTGTGGCTAGAGTTAAGCGTGAAACAATGAGAAAAAGGATTGAAAAGGATTTAATAAATCAATTGAAAGAAAAAAAGATTGTAGGTAATCATTATGTTGACTTAATTCAAGATTATTTATCGCTTTGGGATTTAAAATGTATTCTTGTTGATGATATTGAAGAAACAGGAATAAAGGTATCCGGCATGCACGGTCCGAAATCCAACCCTTCTATTAATGATTTACATAAAACTAACGATCGGATGATAAAGATTTTAGATGCACTTGGATTAGAAGCATCGGCAGAAGAAAAGAAAGTTCCTTCAAAACCTGTGCGCTCTGCTAGAGATTTAACATGATTCAAAATGAATATGTAACTAAATATATTGAAATGTATCGAGTGGGAAAAATTAAGCTAAATAAAGAGCGCATAATGCTAATTGATTACCTAGAGAAATACATTTTAATACGTGATGATCTGTATTTCGATAATGAAATGCATGATGATTATATAAAGTTTACAGAAAAATGGTATTTTGAATTACAACCATTTCAGAAGTTTTTAACCGCATTTGTTTTTCTTTTTTATGAAGAAGACGATTCGGTTTTTTACGAGCAGTTTCTAATTATGATGGCTCGTGGTGGCGGTAAAAATGGTTTGATTTCATCATTATGTCATTTCTTTATTAGTCCACTACACGGGATAGAACGCTACAATGTTTCAATTGTGGCTAACAACGAGAAGCAAGCTAAAGTTTCTTTTCGTGAAGTCTATGATGCTATTAAAGGAAAAGAAATACTAGAAGATATGTTTTATCGAACTAAGGTAGAGATACTGAGTAACGATACTCAAAGCATTATGCAATATCATACATCTAATGCTGGTTCTAAGGATGGACTTCGTGACGGTTGTGTTATTTACGATGAAATACATCGATATGAAAACTTTGATGTAGTAAATGTATTCTCTAGTGGACTTGGAAAAGTGCCAAATGCTAGAGAATTTTTTATTGGTACAGATGGTTTTGTTCGCGATGGGTTCTTAGACAAGACGAAAGAGCGAGCGATGAATATTCTAAAAGGCAAAGATTTAGAAGACCCATTGTTTCCCTTCATCTGCAAGATCGATAATCCAGAAGAAATTGATAATCCTGATGTGTGGGAAAAAGCGAATCCTATGTTTAGCGAGCCGAGAAGTTCTTACGCTAAACAATTATTTAAAAAGGTATTAACTCAATATAAACAATTAGAAAATAATCCTTCAAACCGTGAAGAATTTATAACAAAACGGATGAATTATCCCGAAACAGATTTAACAAAGTCTGTAGCTCCGTGGGAGGAAATCATGCGTACTGGTTATGAAGAAGATGGAGTAACGCTTAGAGAAGTTCCAGATCTAAGACACAAAACTGCTGTGGGCGGCCTCGACTTCGCCAGCATCAAGGACTTTGCATCAGTCGGATTACTGTTTAAACATGGTGAGGATTACATTTGGAAATCACATTCATTTGTAAGAAAAGGCTTTTTGGACAAAGTGAAATTAAAAGTACCTATTAAAGAATGGGAAGAACAAGGATTGCTTACTATTCTAGATGAACCAGTCATTAATATCTCTCACATTGTAGATTGGTTTGTAAAAATGCGTGAGTTATACGGGTTTAATACGATTGTAGCTGATACGTTCCGTCTTGATCTTGTTAAATCAGCACTTGAAGCTGAAGGTTTCATATTGTTATACATTCGTAATCCAAAAGCAATTCATTCCCTTTTAGCTCCACGAGTTGAAACATTATTTGCAAACAATCGCATTATCTTTGGTGATAATCCATTAATGCGTTGGTACACCAATAACGTCTACGTCCACATCAAAAAAGACGGTAACAAAGAATATCTGAAAAAAGATGAATTCAAGCGAAAAACAGATGGATTCCAAGCTTTTATCCATGCATTATGGCAAGCGGATAACGTTCTTGTGGATGAATTTGATTTTATGCTAGATGGTATTAAATTCTAATAAAGGGGGTGATAATCATTGGATGGCTGGATGCGGTATTTAAAAGAAATAGTGAGTTAGGATTTATGTTTGATGTGGAAATGTTTATTGAAAAGTCAAATAGAGTCCACATGAAGCGAATAGCGATTGATACCTGTATATCATTTTTAGGAAGGACAATTAGTCAATCAGAATTCAGAGTAAAAAACGGTGGGAAATTCGAAAAAGATGAGCTTTATTACCGATTAAATGTTAGGCCCAATAAGAATATGACAGCAAGTACCTTTTGGGAACAGTTCATTTACAAACTTATTTATGATAATGAAGCTTTAATTATACAAGCAGATGATGGTGATCTACTTATCGCTGATGACTTTGAACATAATGAGTACGCTGTGTTTGAAGATACTTTTACAAATGTCACCGTAAAAGATTATCAGTTTAAGAGAAGTTTTAAACAAAGTGAAGTCATTCATTTAAGATATCGTAATGACAAGTTATCACCGCTTATTGATGGGCTTTTTGCTGATTATGGTGATTTATTCGGTAGGATATTAAGCTCTCAAAAACGTAAAAATCAAATTCGTGCCACAGTTGATATGGACATGCTTGCTGCAAAGAGTAAAGATCATCAAGCAAAACTCCAAAATTTTATAGATGACATGTATAAAGCTGTTGGAGAAAATGATATTGCTATTATTCCACAACAACCAGGATTTAAATACGAAGAAACATCAGGTGGTGTAAATTCTGGTCAAAGTGTGGATGAAATAAACAAAGTAACGAATGGCTTTCTAAATCAAGTAGCTATGGCTTTTGGTATTCCGACCGCTTTGTTATATGGCGAAATGGCTGATGTAGAGAAGCAAACGAAAAATTATATGCTTTTCACAGTGAAACCATTATTAAAAAAGATTTCAGATGAAGCAAACGTTAAATTTTTTGAAAAAGAAGAGTATCTTTTAGGTCAAAAAATTGAAATTAAATCCGTTTCTTATCAGAGTATATTTGAGCTTGCTGAAAGTATCGATAAACTCATTTCTTCTAGTGCATTCACAGGTAATGAGCTTAGATTGGAAGTAGGATATGATATTTCAAATGATCCGAATTTAAACAAACATTATATTACCAAAAACTATACAGAAACTCATTTAACTGAAGGAGGTGAGAAAGAAAATGACGGTGAAAATTGACGTTAAAGGGCCAATTATTTCTAATGATGAAGCTTGGATTTATGATTGGTTTGAAATGGATGCTACAAGCCCAGGTAAGGTTTCAAAAGCGCTTGATGAAGCAAATGGCGATGACTTAGTTGTATCAATTAATAGTCCTGGCGGTTATGTAAATGAAGGTTCAGAGATTTACACAGCATTAAAAAATTATCCTGGTCATGTGGAAGCTCAAATTGTTGGGTTGGCGGCAAGTGCAGCATCATTCATTGCGATGGGTGCTGATAAAGTTCGAATCTCTCCAACAGCTCAAATTATGATTCACAATGCTTCTATGTGGAATGGTGGAGATCATCGTGATATGGAAAAGGCTGCTGAGATGTTGAAAACAACAGATCGAGCGATTGTAAACGCCTATGTCATTAAAAGTGGGAAATCAGAAGAGGAACTACTTAATATGATGGCTGAAGAAACTTGGATGGGTCCACAACAAGCGTTAGAAAATAATTTTGTGGATGAAATCATGTTTATGGATAATCAGGTTAAAATGACAGCGTCAACTGCGACTTCTGCCATGCTTCCACAGAAAGTAATCGATGGTTTTAGAAATGGAACAATGAACAAAGGCCAAGGGATTACAAAAGAAGATTTAAACGCAGCGTTATCAGGGTTAAAAAACGAAATCCTGAATGATTTACAAAACAATATAGAAGAACAACCAAAGGAGCCGAATCCTAAACCTGTAAAAAACAGTGGGATTAAAGGGCTCCTTTTAAATTTATAAATTTATAAAAATATAAAATTATAAAAAATGGGGGAAACACATAATGACGATTAAATTTAATAAATCTGAAGCATTCAATAAGGCGAAAGCAAAGTTAACGGATGCTTTAACTAATGCAGAGAGTACAGAGCAAGAACAAACAGCAGCATTTGAAGGCTTCTTTGATGCGATGCAAATGGATGTAATTAACACAGTCCGTAACCAAGTAAATGATGAAATGTTAGATCGTTCTATTCTTCAACAACGCGGTCAAAATGTATTAACAGCAGCAGAAACAAAATTCTTCAATGCAGTTGTACAAGAAGGTGGATTTAAAGACGGTTCAATCCTTCCGGTAACTACACAAGAACGCGTATTTGAAGATTTAGTTAAAGAACATCCATTACTTGATGCTTTAGGTCTACAAGATTTAGGTGCAGTTACAAAATTTATTTATTCTGATGCGACAAAAGCGTATGCTTGGGGCGAATTATTCGGTGAAATCAAAGGACAAATTAATGCAGCATTTAGACAAGAACAAATTGGTCAACTTAAATTAACTGCATTTGCTGCTATTCCGAACGATATGTTAGAACTTGGGCCGGAATGGGTTGAACGTTATGTTCGAACTTTATTAGTAGAATCTTATTCAGTAGGTTTAGAGTTTGGTTTTGTAAATGGTGGTGGAGCTGTAGCACATCAACCTGTAGGTTTAATGAAAGATGTAAATGCAACTACAGGCGCTGTTACTGATAAAAAATCATCTGGAACTTTAACATTTGCTCCTTCTGAACATGGTGAGGTAATTGCTGGTGAACTTTACGAAGTGGTAAAAGCTTTATCTGTTGATGGAAAAGGAAAATCTCGTAAAGTATTAAATAAAATTGTGATGGTTGTAAATCCTGTGGATGCAATCGGTGTACAAGCACGTAACACAATTCAAACTCCTAATGGTCAATGGGTAATGGCGTTGCCTTATAACATTCAAACTGTTGAATCTGAAGAAGTTCCTGTTGGAAAAGCATTATTCTTTGTAAAAGGACAATATCTTGCAGCGATTGCTGGCGGATATAAGCTTAAAAAGTTTGATCAAACATTAGCAATTGAAGATGCTACGCTTTATACAATCAAACAGTTTGCTAACGGTAAATCAAAAGATAATAAAGCAGCTCTTGTTTATGATTTAAAAATTTCTTTCGTCCCTAAAACTCCAGTAAGCTAAGGGTGATTTGAATGGAAATAGTAATCTCAAATGAAATATTACAGCAATTTAAAGATAGGATGCACTTAGGGGATGAGGAAGATGATAACCTAAAGCGCATCCTTTCTGCATCCACAAAAGCTTTAATAAAAGATTGTGGAGCGTATGACATAAACGAAGATGAGACGTTCAAAGAATTAGTTTTTGAGCGTTCTCGTTATGTTTATAATGATGCACTTGAGTATTTTTCTAAGAACTTTTTAACTGAAATTAATAGTTTTGGCATCGCAAAAGCTTTAGAAGAAATTAAATTGGACGGTGATTAACATGCGTCCTTTTCAGTACAAGAAACCGCTGAATACAGGAGATTGTAGAAATCGAATTATCATCGAACAACCTGTAGTAATAAAAGATGAATTAAATCAGCCAATTGAAACAGATTGGCAAGAAGTAAAAAAAGCATGGGCAATGATAAAAACGGTAAAAGGTTCTGAGTATATTGAAGCTTCAGCTTCACAAGCTACTCGGATTTATCGTTTTGTAATCCCTTATACATCGGGAATTACAGAAGAAATGCGGATCAAAATGAAGAATCGCATCTTTGATATTATCGAACCGCCAATGAATGACGATGAAATGTATCAAACATTGACTATTATCGCAAAGGAGCATACTTGATATGAATGATTTTGCGAGTGATCTTGCTAGAGAATTACAAAGATATGCACGTGTTGTGGAAGAAAACTTAGAA